TTCAGATACCACAAATTCACAACACTGTTACCAGTAGCTGTATTAGCATCACCGCTCATACGAGTACCCCTAACAGTCCACCTTATAAGACCCTTATAAGACACCTTGTTAACATATTGTGCCTGTAACAATGAAAGCAAAGTTTTATCAAAGCTATAACACCGTAAATATATATAATGCTCCAGCGTCAGCAAATACAAGCCAACACTAGAGTCAAACGCACTGTGATCAAGCAAATGATAATCCTTATAGCCATCAAAGTCCTTCATCAATAGATCATACAATTGATCGGCATTCAAACCCTTATTCGTGACTCTAACATCACGGTCTTCAAACAAATGTTCAAACGGACGCAAATAGCGTTGCAATTCAAGATTAAATCTCACTCCCCGTGCTTGTATAAGTCGCGGTGGTTTCTCCAGTCCACTCATACGTTCATTCTTAATGAAACAACTAATTCGACTATCCCGTCGTTCAACAACACGATACTTTACGTTAATGTACTTCGCTTTCAATTTAGGTCTATCTTCAATGACTGTTTCGGTGTCCCAAGGGACTAGTGGCCCGACCATGGAGATGATTTCCTCGACAGCCCGCCACATGTTACCAGCTTTAACACCAGTCAACATGTGCAGTCTGTGAAAATAATCATTCAACAAATGTTCGTAGTCACTCCTATCTCGGGGCAACCTCCATGCATCATGTAGATCCTGCATATCAGCATGCACATATGGCTTGTGACGCTCATTTAGGGCGCGAAAGACATTGTGAGTACAATTAACATATGTAAAGTGAGGCTTAACGCCTGCATCAATCACAGTATCGTATTCTGTTCGACAATCATGTTTAACAATAGTGACTGGATATTCACTTACTTCTAGACCACAACAAGCTTTCGGTTGTAGATGAGTTAGTTGCTATTTGGTCACGGGCTTGACCTTTAGCTCTTGCTTTCCATGAAAAGTATTGCTAACGCGTGCTTTAAACCTAACCCAGGTCCCATTGGCCTTCCTACCCAGTGCACCCCGTTGCCTCTGGTCATTTAGCCGCTTGATGTTGGTGTGCAAACTCTTTGCTCCATGACATGCTTCATCCCGTCTGTCCATGTGCTTCTCCAACGCAGACCGGTAGTATCTATGAAACCCATCAGTCACAGCGATATCATTGAAGCTACACGGAACATCGGTCACGGGCTTTATAAACCCTCGGTCGTAGCGAAAATCGACGCCACAACATGTATATATCATGGGCATGCTAGGGTGTGAAGCTACTGTGCACTCACCATCATGTTTAGGATGAACTACTGGTCCTTTACCGAAACTAAGCGTTTGACGGGCTTCGAGGAGACTCTTTATTCTACCCATTGTTGCCGGCAACGTATCGAACAAGTCCTGTTTCAGCATAATGTCATATATGAAAGCTGATATGTCCTCATCGACACGTGCACTTATCTTATGAGCAGCGACATTGGCAAACTCAGCATCAGTTATGTCACCACCTCCTTCCCCACCTGGAGACGCTGGAGCAGACTCTTGTTGCACAGTCTCTTGTGCCATGGGTTCAGCAGCTGGTTGATCCAATGAGCGTTCAACATCATGTAA